GTGAAAGGCAGGATAGACGACAGGAAGAAATACATGATCAGAATATCCAAATAACTTGCCATTAGAATAATGCGCGTAAACATTGATATTCGGATGCTCGATGATTTCATGGTCAAATTCTTGAGCGAAATCTTGCAATTCATAGAATTCATTCGACCCCGGTCTTGCGTATTTATATTCGATTCTTGTTCTCATATATTTATTTAATTAGTTCCAACCACAATTTCGTTTCCGCTCAATTCCGTTGGCAAATATCCCTTAAACCTCTCTGCTTGCTGCTGAATAACTTTGTTCCGTGTGGCAAAGTTGCCACAAACAACGCAAGGCAGGCAATTTTCAGCATCGATTGGAATTGGAACAGAAGAATAGAGAGGCACAACGGGATCATCGCCAAATGGTGATACAAAGCGGTTAGGAAAGTTAGTAACTTTTACAGAAGCGTCAACGATAGATGGCATATTAGCAAGGATTAAGTATTCTGTATTGGTTTGCCGCCGCATTCGCTGCTTGTTGAGCAAGAATTCCTGCTTGTTCCTCGGCATGAGTGAAAGAAATGCTTGACAAGAACGATGCTGCTGCCGTGGCTGAAATTGATGATGAAGATGGACAAGTTAGAGTCACAGTTCGGTAAACTTTCGCATACCAACTTTGCTGGTTTGTTTTTGGCACTTCATACGGGCTTGGTAACAAGTCAAGAGTCAATGTTGATCCATCTTGAGCAAGCAAACAAGATTGTTTTTCTTTAGCATTTGGAACACCAGTTGAACGCTCGCTCCACGGGTCTTGAAACATCCGAATTGTTTCAACACCGAACTCTCCGCACCATTCAACGAGCATGGAAAAGCCCTTATCTATGTCCGTTGTCAGATAGGATTCGCAAGTTTCAGCACTTGCATTTCGAGTAGCTGATTCAGTGATCAAGCGTCGATATTGCGTGTTCAAAAATCCAAACTTTTCAACCTCTGGCGCAAATGGAGTGTCCTGCCATTGGTAATCCTCTGTGACTGCCAAAATGCGCGTGTCAAGAATATTTTGATATTGTCCTTTGCTGCCTCTATACGATGCCTTGACATCTGCCGTTCCTCCGATCTCACAGCACTCAAGTTCAGCGTAAACAAACTGCTTGTAGTCCATCCCATCACCAAGCAACGGAGTTTCAACCTGTGCGTAAATGCGATTGAATAGTTCAGTTGTTGTTCCATCCGCATTGATGCTCAAATACGAGTCAACGCGATTTGATGTGAAAGATTCCCAAAGCGAAATGTAAGACCCATCGTTTGTCGCTGAATAGTCAACGCTGAAGTGAAAGCATCGAGGTTGACCATCAACAATGCCTGTAGTCCACTCAACGGGTCGCGTTCCTGTCCAAACACCGCACCAAGCAGGCTGGCGAGATGATCCCATTTCCGCTGCAACTGCCCAATCCATGACCATTGTGGCTGAATTTAGCGGTTCAAGATATGGGATACTGTAAAGCAAATAATTCTCAAACGAAGTCGCGCAAATTCCTGTTTGGTCGCCTGCCATGTATGCTTTTGCTCGCACCATTTCAACATCCTTATACAAGACTTGCGATGACAAGTAAGCGTTGCCAGCGACATCCGCTGATACAAGTCCACCTTGCGAAAACCACCACATTTGACCTGCTTGAAACGCAATAGATTTACCAGCGATGCAACCTACATTCGGAAACAAAATAGTCTGAAAATTAGGCGTTGTTCCCCATGTTGCTCTATCGTAAATTCCGCTTGAAAGAGCGTAGGTTTCACGATCCGTGAACACATACAATTTCTGGTCGTTATTCTGACCAACATAGTTTACCAATGCCGTTACTGGTCGAGTAAACGAGAAGTCACCTCGTCCTGCTCCCGTAGTGCGTTCTTGCCAGCTTGTGGGATCGCCAAGATCGGATGCAAGCACGATGTTTTTGTTGGCAACCCAAAGTCGATTGCCAGAATATGCCATCCAAAATCCAACTGGAATTTCCACATCTTGAACACCAGTGGTATTTGATCCGTCCCAATACGCAGGAGCATTTACGCCATCTTGAATGAACAAAACGCGATGCGATGGGGTGACAGAAACATCTCCACCAGTTGAAATATTCGCTGATTTTGTTGCGAGCGTGAAACAAAATTGTGAAACATTTGGATCAAGCGAAACATTGGTCAATTGGAATGGTTTCCAATCTTGAGGTTGCGTTAATGGAAATGGACTCCAATAAACCTTGCCGTTTACAGCAAATACAATGTATGGCAACTCATCCGCTTCAACTCCTTCGCCATTTGTTCCGTAAATTTGCGTAGCAGTTGTTTCATTTGCAGCTTTGAACTGCTTGTTTGCAAGAAACAAAATGCCGCCTTGAAAGTTGCCGGGAGGCAATGACAATCGCATTGATTGTCCGGGTCTTGTTTGTGCAATTCCACCTCGAAATTGACAATTTACCGCCCATTTAACTTGGTTTTCTGGCAATGCCCAAGGATTACGCACGGAGTTTACACCCTGCGTCCAACCAGCAGTGATTTTAGTCTGCCGACCAGTCGTGATTTGCGGAGATTTCATTAAAACATCACAGGGTCTTCACCATCAGCGTAGCAAACGGAATTGATCTGCGGTGTTACCATAGCGTGACCATCAATTGATTCTTGCTGATTCTTTAGGTATCCAAACGCGATCTGCCAGTAACGCATTGCTTGATCGGCAAAATCCTTATCTTCCAAGTCAACTGCGTGAACAGCAGCAATGATTGCGCGTTCTTGCTCAAGCGGAATGAAATCATACAAGCTCGAAATCCTTGGAGATGTCACCTTGTAAATGATCCTTGCCCACGCACAAGGCTTGCCAATGCGAATCCTGCGATACTGCGGATTGATTTCGTTCGGATGATACTGACCAATCAGCGTCATGTCGTTGCTTCGACCATAATCCCATGCGTATAGCGAAACATATCCATCGGTTAGAGGTTTTTCGATATGTGCAATGGATTTGACAAAAGTTGGATCGTAAATTGCATCAACAAAGAATGTGGATGACACAGAATTGCCAGTTGTCGTGTAAAACTTGCGTCCAGTTGTAGAAGTCAAGTTACGCGCATTAGCGAGCGTGTCGTAAAGCTCGAAAGAATTGTTGTTAATCCGACGAACATAGTAATTCGTTCCAGCAACCAATCCAGTTGGCAGAACATCGCCTTCTTTTGCGCGAGCTACCAGTTGCGTTCCTGTCTCGTAAAGTGAGGCATCGGCAGCAATGCTCGTAGAAGGCTGAACTTGGACATTTCGGATGATGTCAAGGCTCAACTGACCACTTCCAGTTGAAGAAAGAATAACTGGAGATGCGCCATTATAAACGCGCACGGAGTCACCAATGATTTTGATCGTGTAATTAGTCGCAGCAATCAGAGGAGTCGGCAATATGTTAGATGAACTAAATTGAACAACTTGATCTTCTGTCAAAAAACCAATATTTATAGGTGTAATCAAATTTTCATCCACTGAAGGAGAAACTTGCGTCCGAATTGCGTAATATGTTTGTCCAGTTCCAAATGAATCAATGTTGATTAATCCAGTTGTAGCTGTAATTGTTCCTGTTGGAGTTCCAAGTCCAGATGTAACTGCATATGTAAAGCTATTTGTTGATGCAGATAAAACTGTGAATGTTCCATTATATTCGTCTATTGAAGCTCCAGATATTCTTACCGATTGACCAGAACTTAAATAGTGTGGAGTTAAGGTAGTTGCTGTTGCTGTAGTAGTTCCACCACTTGAAAGCGTTGCTAATGTAATTGTATCTTGATTTAACCCTCCAATTGCAGATGAGCTTGATGTATATGCCCTTGATACAGAATTAGAGACAATATTTAAGAAAAATTGAGTTGCTCCATTATCAATTGATGGAGATGTTGTTGGAAGAATAAAGTCGCTTCCAAAATAAATTGACTGTCCACTTGACAAGGTTGTAAAATCACCAAGCCAATTATTTGTAAAATCCACTCCAAATGCGCGAGAAAGAACAACATAAAATGTTCCTGTTCCAGAAGATGTAATGTTTACATCGCTAAAATCTGTGTTTTGAACAGTAAATGTTCCTGTAGCAGTATCAAGTGGACTTTCTGCTCGATATGTTGTTCCAGAAATAAGAGGGGTTGGCAATGCTCCAGTTGAAGAAAAATTAACAAATACACCAGATGATGATGTAATTCCAACACTTGGACTTGAAATATACCCAGTTCCAGATGTAACAACATTAAGTTGAGTAACTTGTCCTGTGCCTAAATCAACCACAGCGGTTGCCGTGGCTCCAGTTCCGCCACCTCCAGTTATCTTTACTTCTGGAGCATCAACATAACCAGAACCGCCATTAATTTTAATATATCCAGCAATAAAAGATGTTGTTACTGTTGCAACAGCAACTGCAACACTTGTGTTCGATCCAAGAAATGAAATTCCCGGAGCTGTTTGATATCCCGCACCGGGATCAGTAATTACAACATTTGTTACCGATCCAGACACTATAATCGCATATCCTTCAGCAGTCCTTGTGATAATTGTGCTTCCAGATGGAGGTGCTGGAGGAGGTGAAAATGTAACACCCGGAGCAATTGTATAACCAGAACCTCCGCTTGTAATTCTTACTGAAGTTACTGATCCAACCAAGACTGCTTGGAATACTGCTCCAGAACCAGATGGTGTTGCAATTGGAAATCCGGGCGCAGTAATTTGACTTTCTGTTCCAATTTTTGCTGTTGCTTGAATAAGTTTTACAAGCGAATTGGTTCCAGAACCAGCAGTTGTAATCTTGATTGGATTTACAAAATTTGTTGGACTTGAAGCGATAGCATCTGCTTGATTTTCATGCAACGAGACTGAAAAATTATCAATGACATTTACGAAATAATTTTGATTTGCAATCAAAGGTTGAGGCAATACGCCTCCAGCGGTAAATGCCTGCACTTGGTCGCCATCGCTGAAGTAATGCCGAACACTAAAAACAAGTTTTGTTTCTGGAACGATTGCCTTGCGAATATCAATGTCAATCGGCGACATTGAGCCTGTCGTGTAGATTGGATTGCTGTTACTTTTAGCATCAGAAAGCGAACTAAAGATGTTCAAATTCAGCGAATCAATTGGTTGTGCAAAGTATGTTTTCTTTTGTTCCAATGGCGCAGGAAGCGACGATGATGGAAAAACAACCTCGTTAGGCGAGTCAATTGCAAATGTTGGGCCGGGAGGCGCAAACTTCAAAGAAGTTACCACTTGAGCATTACGCTGGTCGCGTAATTGCATTTGCAGTGTCTGGTATCCAACAATGCTTGAAAGTGCGATTGGGTATTGCAATGCTTGAGCATTAAGCGAGTCGCTGAAAAGCTGGACTGTAGCAGCGTCAATTACGCCAACATAGTATGTTTGACCATCGTTGAGCGGCACTGGAATTGTGCCTGTAAGCACCCTTGCAGACATTCCTTGACCAGATGTCAATCCATGTGGCGTTGTGGTAGTAAAGTTGGTGATTGGAGTAATTGCAACATCACGGGTAGCAATCGTTGCGTCATCAGGCGCAATCGTGCCATATTGAAAATCTTGTTGCGAGTGAATAGGAACAAGAATTCCGTCAACTCCAGCACCACCGGGCATCTGTGAGCGTAAATTGCGATTGTTTTGATCAAGTCCAAGGACGCGAATCTTCTTGCCAACATCGTTGTTGCTTTCAGCTACCGCAACAAGCTGCGAAGGCTGAATTATGTCCATCAGCGTTGAGACATATCCTCGATCATCCCACGCCCACTCAACGGAATTATACATTCCGCCTTTATTTACATGATATTGGAAAAGTCGATTGCGGAAGTATGTCGGAGAACCATCTACATTGATTGCAAGCGGAACATCGATACCATATGGCAACGCCAATGAGCATCGATCCCATCCTGTGCATACATCAACCTCTGCTGTAGCGTGAGTCCAGTGACCAGACTCCAGCAAAGTTTGCACTGCTTGCTGAATTTTACGAAAGACTTTTTTGTTGTCAGTCGTTCCTAAAATTTCAGCGCATTCATCGTAGATTTCCGAGACAAACATGGCGCGAAATTAGCGCATGGAACCTTCTTCTGCAAGAGATTTCAAAAACTCTTCGTCTGC